AGTTTATAGGGAGTATGGATTATGAAATATACAGTAGAGATTATGGGAATATTCGTGGTAAGTACGTTGTTACACTGGATAATTATCATGATGATATAGATAGAGTCGATTACAGTACTGCTGAGACTCCTGCTGAACACAAGAGTCATAACTTAATAGAACTTGACAATGGACAGTTTGCATTGTATCCTAATAACAGGATAAGGATATATGATAACTCTCTTACACCTAAACAACCTAAGATGCCAGATTTCAAAGTGTCTACTAAGGTGTATAGTGTAGAGAGAGGACACATGGAACGTTATGGAGACACAGATGACTACCACTATGGACTATCAGAGACCGTCAATGGAGATGATGAGGAAGACTTACTCTCAGTGGGTGGATAGACCATGGATTAAGGAGAAGATGAAGGTTGGTGATTGTTATGGTATATGCATGGAGTTCTATGATAAGTTCTTTGATCTAAACCTGAGAGACTATCCAAACATTAATAGGAAGGCATTGTTTATGCCTGAGTTTATCGCTGATCAGGCAGACCGATGGGAGGATGGTGTAATACATGTTTATGAGGGAGATAGAGATACACCACCACCGAGTTTAGATGATCTTATGTTTGGTGACATGATGGTCATGAAACTGTACTTAAATCCCCTACAAGGCGGTTATGCGAGTAAGGATGGGCGAATGTGTAACCACAGTGGCATTTACCTAGGACATGGTTATATGCTCCATCATGCATGGTTAGATCCAAGTAACATAGTGGACTTAAAGATTGATGGGTATTTGCTGAGGGCGGTAGAACTTGTTCTTAGATCACCACATGTTGCAAACTATACAAATCCTATATAATGATGACACACATTTGTAACAAGAGTATGAGTAGACGATTCACATTACCTGTTGAGGTTGATGATTTCGGTGACATGTCGATAACATTCCCAGCAGAGTTAATGACTGAATTGGGATGGTACGAAGGAACCGAGATAGAATATACTGAGGAACTCGACGGAAGTATTATATTAAGAAAAGCAGAAAAATAACCCCTTAACATTATGAAGAGCGTGAGTCAACAGATGCAATGGTTCGGAGTCGAAGCATGTGCAGGAAGAGTAAAATACGATGATCCAAGAATGTATCATTTTAGGAGTTGGGAACCAAAGACTCCTTTTGCTCCAAGGTTTGATTGCCCGATGTGGTTAGATCAGGTAGAACCAGAGAAATGTAAAAAAATCCTAGAACAATGGGAAGAAGAAAAACGTCCGTGGGCAACATATAACTTCTTTGACGAGCAAACAGAAAATAACCTCTTACCTGAGATTAGTTTGATGACTGGGGCATTTTGTGATATACTTGAAGTAGAGATGCCTGAGAACTTATGGGTTCGTGGTTGGATTCATAAACTAACTGTCGGGCAGCACTTGCCAACTCATCATCATAGTATTCATGAGAATACTTTCCTATCGGGTAATATGTTACTTACACATAGTAAGACACCTACTGAGTATTACATTCCTGGGTACTCTCTATATGGTGGTAACCTAACTCCTGCCCCTATCCCTGGTATGACTACGATCTTCCCTTCTTGGTTAGAACATAAAGTAGGCACAGTCAAGGAAACAAGGATTGCTCTTGCATGGGACATATATACTCAGGAAGCAATAGACTACTGTAAGAGAAGTTCACCTTCTAATGAAATGATGATGTCTATACCCTTTAACTAATGGATAACGAATTCTTAGACGCATATAAAGAACACATGGATATGATCTCCAAGGCATTGGAGAACCTTGCTGCTCGTATGCAAACACTAGAAGGTGCTATGGGTAAGATGCCTGCACCTGGGGCAAACATGATAAAGTATAAACCAGATGGTTACCAAGATCACCTAAACATTAAGGAAGTATTAGATGATCTCTATATGCGACTAAATATGTTAGAAGACAGAGTTAATCAACACAACATACCTTAGTGGCAATATACATCCTCGAAACTGGGAGAGGATTTCCAAATGTAGATGCAGGGGGAGAATATCAACAGACATGGGAACGTCCATCGTCTAGTAGATACAAATCACACAAGTTTCATTCGGGACCTGGCACCAACTACAACATAACCTTTAATGACGACGGACCTGGGTCCAGTATCTTCGGTCAGGACAAGGTGTATTATATTGGGAATCAGGAAGAGATATGTGTAGGTAACTGTGATAATGAAAGAATAGGATTCCATCGCTTCTATCGTGCTGATGGTAGTAACAGAGATCATAAGTATTCTCCTAACAGTGAACTCAGATATCCAGAGGACTTTCCTGGTGACACAAGAGGAAGTAGAAAGAACTTAGCACACTCATATAACAAAGAACCAAGAAACGGTCAAGCAGTATTCTTTATGTCAGGCACTAATGTGTCAGGCACAACTCAACTATACCAATGGTATAACGCAACTCTTAACGATAGTGCACTCAGTACAGCAACTTCATACCTAAGTGGGTATGTCAATGTAGGCACAGTTGGATACATTTATACATCTGCATCAAATGCATCGACCTATGCTGACACTGGTGAGACAGCAGTGCCACTATATGAGTATTATAGAAACACAAATAACAGAAAGAGAGATCACTTCTACACAGCAGACCCAACAGTAGAAGTAAATTTACAGACAAACGTTGCAGGAGTACCTAATCCAAGAGATCCTCGTGAACAAGAGTATCAGTATGTGGGTATTGTAGGGTATGTCTTTCAAGAAGACCTAGGTCAAGGTAACAGAAAGACACTAAGAGACCAAGGAATCATAGGACCAACTGGTTATGGTAGTCCAGTAACCTATGGAACGAGAGCAGGATGGTATAATTGGGACGCAACTGGTGCTGGAATCTATACTCAGAAGAATTATGAGTATCAATATGATGCAAATGCTGGTCCACTCAACCCAACTCCGACTCAAAGACGTAATAATCGGTGGAGAGGAACTCCATCAACCTCTGCATTTCCTAATTTTGGTTGGGGAGATCCAACTCTCTGCCCAAATTTAAACACAGATGCATTATTTGAGTGGGTCTATGGTAAAAGTGGAGCAGTCAAAGCAGCAGTTCCGAGGTATTTGGAGTTTCATACTCTCTTTGATAGTCAATTTACCTATTATGTGTACGATACTTCCTATCCATGGAAGGGTCCTGTCTTTGGAATCCAGTATGCGACGTCAAATCGTAACTGTTGCCCTAACCAAAAGTCAGGTGGTAACTGTTTATGTAATGAATCACTCCTTACTTACGACTATTACTCACATTTTTATGAGATTAGAGAGGATTCTTGGAAGACTACACGTTCTAAGATGGCAATTACTGGTGCACCTGGCGGAACTGGTGTCAATGAGTCGTTCAAAACTGTTGACACAGACACAAAACGTATACTTTTCCGTTACACAAGTCGCTTTGGTGACTCATTTAGCGTAGGTGACACCGTAAATGGGTGGGAAATTAGTGAAGTTGCATATTTTGGTAACAAACTAAGAGCAGGATACATGGAATTGAAGGGAGATGGCAAGATATTTACTTACAATCAGACAATTACTGCGAATGGAGAGAACGGAAAGACAGCAAATGTGATATGTGGTTATGGAATACAGGACAAAGCAGGGTTCTTTGGGGTATATGAGTTCCCTAAACGTGTATCTTACTACCGAGTTGAGATAGATAAGACCGCATTGGTCAGTAAACAGTCGATTGATATCGCAGATGTGGAGTGTGAGGTCAATAAGAACGGAGAAATTCAGTCAATTAAGATAATCAATGGTGGAAGAGGGTATCTAGATCCGAAAATTGTCATAGAAGAACCCGCACAACTCACAGAAGGTGGGTCAATGGACAATGTAAAAGAGAATATGAGGCAATTAGATGGTTGGGAAGGTGCACCTTTGCGTTCTCCTACCTCTACATTGGACAATCCTGACGGAACTAAGCACAATTTTACCTTTAATAGTATCAAAGAGAACCAAAGAGACTCGGAAAGGAGCATAGAATCCGACATGTCGGAGCGTGAAGCGAAGGTTCCTTATGGAAAAGACTCAAATACACAGATTGTTGGTGCAGATGAAGAACCAGATGTGGATGAAGTATCCGTATCTATGAACGATAGATCAAAAGTAAGGACAATTAGTGCGGAACATAGGAGAAGAGGTAAGTTCAGACAGGCAAAAGTGGAGGTTTTATCCCTAACTGACGACGGAGCGATAGATGAGATCGTGATTAGAGACCGTGGATTTGGTTATGACACCGATCCTAACCGCAAACCAAAGGTTTGGATCATCCAAACAGAGGATGAGCAGTATAAAATGCGTGGTCCTAATTCAAAAACACAGCAAAAGGAGTACAAGAACACCGTAGACGCTAATGAAAAGACAGAAGACCTTACTGAAAGGATGCGTGGAACTGGTGTAGAACCCTCACAAGGGTCACAAGAGGTCACTGGTATCAAAGGAGAGGTGCGTACGAAGAGTGGAGCGAAAGAAAATCAACTTTCTATCATGGATGATGGTGTCATGGGGTCATTTGAAAGCATGATGGAAGGGTTCACTGCTGAATATCCTACTGGATACATCAAGATGACCAGTCCTGACGACGTTGAGAAGACTAAACTCTGTAATAACTTACCAGCAGGGTGTGTAAACATCGAAATGCCATCAGTTGTAGGTAAAGCATTGTTCCCAGTAGAGACTGTGCAGGGCATTATAGAGGTCAATAGCAGTTTTAAGAGTGTAATGGAGAATCAATACCCAGAAATGAAACGTGGTGCAACCACATCTGACGATTCTACGTCCTCTCTAAGCGATTTGTACGGGTGGAATAGTGGTGATGAGTGTATTTCCATAGCCCAACCCAAGTTTAAGACCGTTACACGTCTCCAAGACCTACCTTGTCCCTATGTTGATGATGATACTGGTAAGAACTTTGGGTGGATGATCTACAAATACTGTGCAGCAGAGGGTGACAACGCATCATTCAAGGTTTCTTTGTCTGTTGAGGGTAAAACAACAGGTCCACAGGGTGAAGCATTCATGGAATTCATGCAAAAGTTGGCAAGACCCCAAGTTCAAGCAACTAGACCTGTGATTGATAGTGGAAATAAGAAGAAAATGTGGAGATGTACTCGTCAGAACATTGAAGGAAGGTGTTATTGGGCACCTAGCGGAGCAGATGACGTAGTTTTCGTGCCAGTTGGACTTGATGAGAACACTTTTAGTTGGGATGCTGCTGGTTTTTCCGAAACACAGCAACTAGCACTCTGGTTAGGGAACAATTTCACTCATTCTACTAAGAGTGTGAGCAATAGTGGAGACCCTTTCTCTCAAACATTCAATGTAATTTCGGTTTCTGCGCTTTCTGGTGGAGTTCCACCTAATGAATGTTGGGATACATACCTTAGACACGGTAATAATGCTAACGGAGTGTTAGATGTTTACTCTGCGTACTACAATAACAACAATACGCAAGGCAGAACAGCAGGAGGAGGGTACTGGACAAGCAGTGGACTATACAATGGATACACTTGCGGGTCTAGTCCATGCTCAGGAACACTAAGTGCCTCCTATGGAACCTCTGGATTCAATAATAACAACGCTTGCGGTCTTGAATACGTCAATGACATCTCTGTTGCTGTTGATCCGCGTATGTTTACGCAACTTGGTATGCGTATGGGACCATATACAGGAACCATGAACGTGAAAAACTGGAACACGGGCTCTAACATCGCATTTGGGCAAGCAGTGCAGAATATGGGCAACCCATTTTTCGCAGAATGTGAAGGAGAAGCATTTGGTCAGTCTCCTGCACAGATAAATCCACAACCTCCACTAAAAAGACGTCGAGTTCACAAAGCGTCGCATGATCCAGGTGATGCTGAACTGTTAAAATCACAAGCACGCGATATTAACGACCTAGAATTCAGCGATGACTCATGGAGAGAAAATTATGACCCTGATTTTGACTATGAAGCAGAAATAGCAAACAATCCAGTTTCTGATTTCTCAACTAACCCCGCAACGGACATGACACAATAATGGCAGCAGGAATTTTACTACCAGTAGCACCTATTACAGGTTTACCTTGCTCGGGACATGGTATTTGTATCCCAAGTACGGTTCACTCTGTGCAATCTTGTGGTTCACCACCTATTCCTTACACTATTAAGATAAAGGAGTGGACATGTTGGTGGCCACCCACTCCATTAGTTCCTTTTGGACCACTTAGTCCATTGAAAGCGATGGTATTGACCAATGGGTTGCCTACAATGACATTTGGTGATAGATTCATACCACATATTTCACCATGTACCAATATTATCATCTATATGTGCCCATGTGGTAAATCTTTATGCCCAGTTCCGACTCCAATCCCTTGTAGCATACTTACAACCGAAGATATGGGTGGTGTAGGTCATATGAGAATCTTATTTGCGACCTCTTTGACTGTATATGTTACTAAGTTACCAATCGGACGTGTTCTAGACCCTCTGGGTGTAGGTACGTTGGCATATAGTTATCCATGTAACAGTGTGGTTGCATATGGGTCACCAAATGTGCTATCATCATAGAATATTGCTTTTTTACTAAATGCCAGTTAGAACAAAGACAGGAAATTTCGGATCTCAGGTAGTTTCGGACACAATCCCAAAAAAGACAAGACAGGGAGCGTCACAGAACACAAAAGTCAGTGCTACGTCGAGAAATAAGGCGAAAAAGAAGTATAGAGGGCAAGGTCGCTAAAACTGCTATAAATAAAACTGTAACGACTAAATAATCGTAATGTCGACATACAGATTCCGATCAGAAAAGTTCTTATCTCGTGGATTCAAAGATTTAGCGATTTCTTTTGAAGCAAATCCTAATACTAATGATTTCTCAGCAGTAACAAACGAAAATGCTATCAAGCAATCGATACGGAACCTTGTATTGACAAGTTTTGGTGAAAGACCTTTCCAACCGACTATTGGGTCAAGAGTGAGAGGTCTATTATTTGAACCGTTTGATGTTTTCATGTCAGAAGACTTAAAAGATGAAATATCAAACACAATAGAACGATTAGAACCAAGAGTCGAGTTGATCGACGTTGATGTGAGACTTTCTGAGGATGAACATAGTATAGACGTTGGTGTTGAATATGCCATCGTTGGACAACCACAAACACAAGTGGTTGAATTCCTTTTAGAGAGAACATAACATGCCTGCCACCCCATCGAATCTAACGTCATTAGATTTCTTCGAGATTAAGGAGTCCATTAAGTCATATCTCAGAACAAGACCTGAGTTTAGTGATTATGACTTTGAAGGATCTAGTGCATCATACCTAATAGACACATTAGCGTACAATACTTATTACAGCGCATTCACCGCTAACATGTCGATGAATGAAGCGTTCCTAGAATCAGCGACAGTAAGAGATAATGTTGTAAGAATTGCAAAGCAGATAAACTATACACCTAGATCAATAAAGGCAGCAAAAGCATGTGTTCGTATTACTGCACAGGCAGCAGTGTTACCTGGTGCTCAGAGTTACCCTGATAGTATTACTATCAAGAAGGGTGATGTGTTTATATCTGAGATCAATGGTGAGACATTTACATATGCTCTTACAAGAGACACACAAGCAACAGTTGACCAAACTACTGGATTAGCAACATTCTCTCAACTTATAATCTATCAAGGCAACTTTGTTAGTTTCAATTATACGGTTGATGATACTGCTAAGGCAAACTATGTAATCCCTGCTGAGGGAGTTGATACTGAGTTACTTACAGTATCTGTAAAACCAAACGAACAGTCTGCTGAGATTGATGAATACTCTCTATCATCAAACGTAACAGCATTGACTGCAACTTCTCGTGTTTACTTTTTAGAAGAGACAGAAGATCTTAGATACAAGGTAATATTTGGTGATGGTGTTCTAGGACGTAAGTTAATTGATAATGAGTTTATTGTATTAGAGTACATTACTACTGACGGACCAAAAGCAAACGGTGCTAATAAGTTTAGTTTCATAGGTCAAGCAGTGGATGTCACAGGACGTGCTGTACTACCTTCTCAGATGTCCCTAGCAACGATTGACAGCAGTCAAAGTGGCGAGGAGAGAGAATCTGCCCTGTCAGTTAAGTTTCGCGCTCCTAGGGCATTCTCGACGCAGAACAGAGCAGTTACAGAGAATGACTACGCTCACATTGTTCAAGACATCTATCCCCAGGCAGCAGCAGTAACTGCCTATGGTGGTGAGAAACTTTCACCCCCTGAGTACGGTAAAGTGTTTATTGCAGTCAGATCAAAGTCTGGTGTGAACTTAAACACTACAACAAAGAAACGTATTCAGAATCAACTACTTGCATACTCCATGGCGTCGATTCAACCAGTAGTTGTTGATCCACGCATTTTCTACTTGTCACCTAAGATCTATCCATCATTTGATGGTAACAGTACAACAAGGTCTGCTAACGAATTAGCATCTGCTATTTTAAAGTCAGTTGATAAGTTTAACTCACAGAATAGAGATGACAGATTTAGTGGTCGTCTTGAAATGTCAAAATTTAATAGTATGATTGACTCTGCTGATAATGCTATCGCTGGTACAACGACACAGATGTCTATTGGTCAGAATTTAGACCAGTTTACATTTGGTAACGTATTTACCCAGTGTCTTGACTTTGGTAATGTACTAACAGACCCCAGTTCATTAGGTGGTGGTGATGGTGCTGATTGTGATCCTAAGTTCTCATCTGTTAAGTCTGGTTCATTCTATGCAACTGGTTATACAGAGGAAGTAGCAGACTTAATTGCTGCTGGTGAAGCAGCGGGATCCCTTACTACGTCTCAACAGTCAAGTGGTCTTGAAGCAGCAGTATTTAATGGCACCCTAGTAGAATCAAGTACATTAGTACCAGTAAATCTTCGTGATGATGGAAAAGGTAACTTATTGATGGTTACTAATAGAAATGAAAAAGAGGTCATCCTTTCTTCATCAGTTGGAACAGTAGATTACTCAACTGGAAAAGTCTGTGCTGGACCGCTAAATATTGCAGATACCCCTGACAGTACAACTCGTGTTCCTATTGTAGTATTACCTGACGGTGATGGACTAACAATCCCACCAGGTGTCGATCCTACGTTATTTGATCCGAAAGTTTTCCCTGTTGATTATATTACTAACCCATCAAACGTAAGTGGGTTTGATCCTTACAACTTTGGTGGTTGGAACTATGGTGGAGGCACCATAAATACAATTAATTACCCGATAGATGCGTTTACCTATCCAGAAATCGACTCCTGTTTCTAAATTAGATGTTTGCTGACAAAATAAACATTTCGGACAGAGTTAGTAATCAACTCCCAGAGTTTATAAGGGATGAAGATCAACAACTCGTTAACTTTCTCTTTGAATACTACAAGTCACAAGAGAAGACTGGTCGTGCGTATAATGTACTAAACAATTTACTTGAATATCTTGATATTGATGCTTATGATCCTAAGATCTTAACATCTAACACAATTCTTATCAAAGATGTTGATACAAGTGTAGAAAAGATTGAAGTAGAAGCAATAGATGGATTCTTACCGAAAGATGGTTCGGTAATGATTGACAATGAAGTAATATACTACCAAGAAACAGTTCGTGGTCCTGATGCTATCTTAACACCAGGAATTTCACTAGAAGAATTTAATAAAAAGCGTCAAAACCTAGAAAGTCCTATAAGTTTGTTCGATGGAGTCAAAACTACCTTCGATCTTAAATTCTTAGGCACCCCAGTCTCACCTGTCTCAGCAGAACACCTTGTTGTCACTGTTTATGGGACAATGATGCAACCAGTTGTTGATTATACAATCAGTGGTTCTCAAATTGTCTTTACAACACCTCCAAGATCAAAAACTGGTACTGACCAAGTAGAGTTTACACAAATTCTTTATTATATTGGTTTTGCTGACTCAGTAATCAAAAAATTAGAATATCCTGATGTTGCGACTCTTGCTGGTGACGAGTCAATGCCTATTACTTACAATAGTCAACCATATTCACCTATTTCAGAGATTGGTCTAATTATTAATCGTAATGGTACTCTACAAAGACCATATATCGATTATGTACTAACTGACAACAATACAAGAATCAAATTCTTTGTAAATATCACCTCACAGGATGTTTACCATATAAGGTCTATCGAATACGTCTCTCCGTCCGTAGGATCGGGTGCTGAGGCGGTTACAAGGATAGGAGTCAATGGTGAGATTGAAGCAATCATAATCAAAAACGGAGGATCAGGATATGAACTTAACTTTGCTCCAAAAGTTTCTATATACAGTTCGACTGGTGTCGGTGGCAACTCAGCTGCAAGATCACTTGTCTCGGGAATCAAAAACATCCAACTCATAAGTGGTGGACAAGGATATACATCATATAACCCTCCACTTATTAATATCACACCCCCTAGTGATCTAATCAACGGTTCAAGGGCAACTGCTGCTATTACAGTTGATGATACTACTGGTCAGGTAGATAGCGTTACTATCACAGACTCTGGTTCTGGATATGACTTTATTCCAGCAATTACTTTCCAAAACCCAGGTGGTGCATCAATTAGTGATCCTACTATTGATGGTGAGGGTAGATTAAACGTTGATTCTATCACAGTTACTTCAACAGGTATAGGATACAGCAACCCTCCAACAATTTACATTGATCCTGCTCCTGTTGATGGTATTAATGCAGAAGCATCATGTACAGTATCACCTGATGGACAGGTTGTTCAAGTTACTATTAATAATAGAGGTAGAGGATATTTAACTGCACCAAGAGCAAGAATTATACAACCAGTTGGTGCACAGGTTTTAGATGTAACTGTTGCTAATGGTAGTGTTACTAATATTAACCTATTAACTGGTGGTGCTGGATATACAGACGCACCTTCTGTTTATATTGTAGATGATCGTAAAGGACCACTAGGAGAAGCAATCGGTGGTACAGGAGCATTGGCAGCAGCGACTATATTCAACGGAGAAATTACTGATATCAATATCATTAGTTTTGGTACAGGATACTCAACAGAAACGCCCCCAAAGGTGTACATAGCCGAACCTTTATCCGCTGCATCGTCCTGTGACGTTGGATTTGGTGAAATCACTGGTTGTAAGATTTTAAGTGCTGGTTCTTATTACGAACCCTCTGCATTCCTTAATTGTGCTCGTGGTGTATCTGATATAGTACAGTTTGACAACTATGGTAATCAGATATATGCAAAAGAAGCACAACTAGCACAAACTAACCATTCAAGTGGTGCTGTTGTACATAACCTTGACTCTCAGATCATTAGACAGGTATTTGACAAGTTTAGACGTCAATATATGCCTACTATCAACATTGACTACTCACAGGTCAATCCGATACAGGTTATTAAGACTATTAAGGACTTCTATATCTCTAAGGGTACAAAAACTGCTGCACAATACCTATTCAAGATATTATTTGGTGAACAGGTTGATGTTTACTACCCAAGAGAAGAATTAGTTACACCATCTGCTGCTTCATGGATAGTTGACACTATTTTAAGAGCAGAGTTGATATCTGGTGATCCTGCTAACTTACCTAACTCACAACTTAATCAATTTGCTGATGCTGTTGATCCAAACATAGGAGATGCTAATGTATTGATTGAAAACGTCATTTCAATCATAGAAGGTACTGATGTAATTTACGAATTAGCAATATCAGAAGAAACATTATCAGGGGTATTCAAGATTCCCTATAAAACAGTTCTTGCAGAACCATTAACAACAACAGAGAACATAATAACAGTTGACTCAACTATTGGGTGGCCCGAGAAGAACGGAACTATCATTATTGGTGATTCTGAGATTGTACAGTATAAAGAAAAATCACTAAACCAGTTTATTGAGTGTACACGTTCTAAAAACGGTGTAGTAGAAGACTGGGACCCAGGAACTACTATATTCTCTGACATATTTGTATATGTCAACCGTGGTTTAACAACAGAAGTCAAACTTCGTGTTCTAGGTATTGCAGAAGCGGGTACAACAGTCTTAGAAGACAGTGGATCATATTATCTACCTGGTGACAAGTTAAACGTTGCTGCGTTAGGTTCTACTGCTAATGATAAGCGTCTAAATTCATGGTTATACAACGTTAAGAAGTTAATCTCGGTAACAGAGATTAATCCTACACAAAATAGCAATTCAATAAGTCAAATTGCTAACGTTGTTTGTTCTAACCCACATGGTTTACTTGTAGAAGACAAGGTTACCATCTATGGTGCTAACCCTGCTGTATATAATGGCACGTTTGAAGTAACGTCACGTCTTGATGAATTTACCTTTACATATAACTTACCTGTTCCTACTGATATTGTTCCACAGGGTAATATTCTATTATCAGTTGACCTCAACAGAGGTAAGTCAACTGTAAACTCTATTAATGAAGTTATATCACTCTTTACATCTAACATACAGAACTCCTTCTTCAATAGTGCTTATGTTTACATTGCTGCATCTGGATTACCCAACTACAAGGTTGGACCATTTACAGGATCTGCACTTATTCCAGGAAACCAACGTAAGTTACTAAGATTCCCTAGAACAGTTGAGACAGTATCTACAAGAACAGTAGTTGCACCCAATACTCCTATCGGATCATGGGTAAATGGTGTTGCTGCATGGTCTTATAAGTCTGCTGATGTTGTAACATTTGGACCTTTAACCAGTATTAGTATTCTTACAAATGGAGAGGACTATGACGCTGGATCAAAACCAGCATTAGAAATAACTGGTGGTGGAGGTACAGGTGCTGCTGCTGCGGTAACTGTTAATGGTTCTTTATTCTCTATTGCTGTAACTAATGAAGGATCTAATTACACAACACAACCATTAATATCTATTGTTGGTGGTGGTGGATCTGGTGCAACTGCACAAGCGGTTGTTACTAATGGTAGAGTAACAAGAGTACTTGTAGAGAACGCTGGAACTGGATATACATCTCAACCTACTATATCAATTACTGGTGGTGGCGGAGTAGGTGCTCTTGCATCTGCACAAGTTCGTGGTCCTATATCAGGTGTAACTCTAACATCCCCTGGTGCTGGATATACATCAACTCCTTCAATCAGACTAAACTCTGGTGAAGGTGCTCTGGCACAACCTATTGTTATTAATGGTCGTATTGTATCAATCGCTATTATTAACTCTGGATCTGGATATACAACTGCACCTACTATCTTTATTAATGGTGATGGATTTGGTGCTCAGGCAGTTGCTGTTATTGGAACATTAGGAGAAGATAAAGGTAAAGTTATATCTGTAACAATTACAAACAGAGGTGTTGGATATACACAAGGAATGACAACTGTACGTTTAGAAGCGGTTGGTCAACTAGCAACATTCCAAGCAAACGTATTCCAGTGGAATAAAAACCTTGAATACGATTTAGCATCAAAGTATGACGTAGCGAGAGGATATGTATTTACTGGATTCAATAACCAGTATGGTGGTGAGTATGCACATATATCAGATCCAAAAGAACTAAGATATGTTGTTGGTGATAACGTTGTATTAGATCCAGTCACACAATCATTCAGAGAGATAGGTGTTAACGAAGCACACTCTCCTATTATTGGTTGGGCATTTGATGGTAACCCAATCTACGGTCCATATGGATATATCGACCCAACTGACCAGAACAGTGGATTACGAAGAATGCGTTCATCTTATAAACTTAAAGATGAAGTTGTATATGATGTAGATACTAACCCAACACCATCAAGAACAGACGGTCCTGCATTATCAGAGTATCCTGCTGGTATATTTGTTAATGACTATGAATACACATTCCAAAGAGGTGACTTAGATCCTTACAACGGTAGATTCTGTAAGACACCTGATTTTCCTGCTGGAACTTATGCATACTTTATAACTATTGACGAATCAGATACAGGTTTACCAGTATTCCCTTATATTATTGGTCCACAGTTTAACTCTGTTGTTGATACATGGAACTTATCATTAAATGCAGTTCAAGAGAATATACCTCTTGATGTTTCTCGTTTCAGAGATCCATATGCTAATGTTGATATTGATATTGACCGCCAACCTAACCAAGAGTCAGATTCTTTCGTTACTGAGAAAGAAGGTGATTTAATTATCTTTGAAATAGAGGATATTGACGGTGATGGATTAATTACTCCTGTTGAGATTGCAAATCAGCAAGCAGTTACCGAAGAAGCAGCATTACAGATATATGATTACTTCCCATTAGTATCTGCTGAGTCAAGAGTTGATATTGAAGTAGAAACAACTACAAAATTTGAATCTGCACAGATTGATGGGTTTGTTATTGAAAACCCAGGTGTATCATATCAGGTTAATGATACATTGTTCTTTGATAACACAGGAACAGGTGGATTTGGTGCATCTGCACAAATTGAGTCAGTGGTAGGTCAAAGTATTTCTGCTTATCAGAAACAAATTATAAATGACATACCATACGGTAAAATTATTACTTCTGCTAACCATGAACTTATTGCACAAGATGAAATTATCGTAAGTTCACGAGTTATTACAGAAAATACAAATAAGAGATTCTACATGTCAGTTGTTACTGGTATTGAGACAATCTCTGTTGATCAGATAGGTGTTGGTTATAATGAGCAGATTCCTGCAACTTATGAGATTATTGCAAGTCAAGGACAAGACGTAGAACTAGATGTCGTTCTTGATACTACTACTGGTAAGATTGATACTGTTAATATCATTAATTCTGGTTATGGATACTCAGTAGATGCTATACCACAAATTAGAGTATCACATCCACAGCAATACAAGAAAACTTACTACTGGTTAAACCAGTATGCTGAATCTTCTGCATCATTTGAAATATTTGACATTCAACCAGCAGATGATCGTACATGGTATGCGTGTGGTGAACTTACAGAGACAAATGGCAATAGTTCTGCATTCTTAGCTAAATTCTCTGATCTTGGTGGTGTAATTTGGGATAGAACACTTTTACCAAGTGCAAGTATCAAGAAAGCAAGATTTAAACGTATATACTTAGATCAAACAACTGCTGATGACCATATCATCTATGTTCTTGGTGAAACAGAGTCACAATCAACTGCTGCATACAATCCTGACATATTAGTTGTCAAATATCAATCTGGTCTTGATAATGCTAACAACCCAGAGGGTATTGTTGAGTGGCAGAAGGAAATTGCTGGTGTATCAGGTTCAACAAGGTCTGACTATGCTGGTGACCTCTATATGGACGATGAACAACGTCTATACATCTGTGGTTGGACAGATACTAACTCAGTTGACCCAGATGACATCTGGATCATGCAACTTAACAGTTTAGGTGATGTTATCGAGAAACGTAAGTTTGCTTCACCTAATAAAGGAGAACAATTACATCAGATTCATTATATTGGAAATAATAAGATTATATTCACTGGTATTGACTTAGATAACAACGATCTCATGTTTGGTGAGATGATCTATGATGGATCTAACATTGAAATGAGATATGTTAAGAAATTAGCAGTATCTGGTGGTCAGGTAAGAAGACCACAGTTTGTTATTGATTCTTACAATGATTTGTTCTTCACATGTGATATGTGGAATGGAACTAAGCATTATGGTGTTGCATTGTTCAAAATTGCAATGTCACAGGTTGAAACCACTGCTGCTAACCCAACATGGGTATTCTCAAAGATTATTGCACCTAGTATTCCTTTTGAGTCAATTACACACGCTGGTATCTCTCTTGATGAGTTTGGAAACATTAATCTTGTTACACATGTCTTATATGAAGATAATAACCAACAAGCAATTATTAATTACATCAAATACGATGGAACGACTCTTAAAAAGTCAAATGTCATTTCTGGTGCTTGGAATAGTGGAACTTCAACAACAGATTACGGTTTAGGGTTTACTGCACATAATCATACTGTTGATAACTCTGGTGATGTCATAATTCCAGCAAATATTCAAAAATCAGTCCAAAGTGCTGTATATCGTTTTAATGACACTAACGATCTTTACTTTGACTCTACAAAACAGAAAAAGGCAATTCCTACGATTGTAAACAGTGCACAACTTGTTTATGACAGTACAGTTCAAAAATTTGGTACAGGATCACTTAAATTCCAACAATACGGTTCTTTATCATGGGCAAACCTTGATAACAATGATGATTGGACTGTTGCGATGTGGGTTAAGATGGATACGTCTCATGACTCCAATAATCCAATAATGGAGATGATTACAGCGATAGATGACGCTGGTTCGACTGTAAAACTCAATATTATCGGTGCAGCGTCGGATGCCAACTTTGGTAAGATCAGAATGGTGATTGCACCCCAAGGTGCAAGTGCAGTGACTGTTGATTCAGTTGGATCAACATATTTCACTACAATGGACGCTGGTAACTGGCATCACATTGCATTTGTTAAAGAAGAACCTAGTTTGGGTTCATATGACTATTCTGTCTATTTTGATGGTGTAAGAACAAATACTGCAACTAGCACTGCTGATATTGCAATGGATGACCTTACAATCGGTTGTGCAACATCAGGACAAGCAATTACCAACTCATTCCTTGGACATATTGATGATATCGCTATTGAAGCAAGAGCAGTCTATACTGGATCATCTTTACAAGTTCCTACCGAAAGATATCGTATTACAACAGTTAATAGCAATACTGACTACATTAAGTTTGATAGAGAGCATAGTAAGCGTGCTGATTACCAAACATCAACAGATGGACTCGTATTTACAGAAAATACAAATCTCAACATTAATAATCTTAATAATCCAGTAATTACCGTTTGGAACGAAGGTGCAAGTGGATTACAGATATTAGACTACTCTGACGTGACTTCTCAACTAAGTCCAGGAACTTATACGTTCTCAGAGACAATTACATCATTTGCGTCTAAAACTTCGACTATTCCAACTCCATTAGGTAAGAGACTACTTGTTACACCTAATGTTGTTGCAAAATACTATATTAGGGATGCTGGGTATTCTAAGATTGATAACGTCCTAGAATTCACATTTAACCAAGCAATCAAGTATTCTAAGGGAACTATCATTCAACAGTTCAATTCCCAAGGTGTAACACAAGCATTTGGTACTATTGTTGGAGTTCCAACAGGAACACTTAATAATCCTGGATTAGGCACCAAATACAAGATTGGTAAGATATATGGTACCTTTAACGATTCTGACAGATTTAGAAACGATACTAACGAAGAAAACACTATTGACAACATAGAGTTCAATGTTAAGCGTCCACAGGAACAATGGGTAACTGGTAAGGCATATGTTGTTGGAGATCAGGTTTATAGTTCTGGTAAGATATATGCTGCTACAAACTCTGCTACATCAGGTGGAACTGCTCCTACACACTCTATTGGTATAGTTACTGATGGTGCTGTCACATGGAACTTTATTAGTGTATCTGGAACATTACAAGTTAATCTTGCAGACTATGCTTGGCCCAGACCATCCGAACCAGAATGGGAAGAAAATAGATCTTATTCTGCTAATGATTTTGTTTACTATGGTAGATACAAGTATCAGGCACAAGCAGATGGTATTGCTGGACCAACTGCTCCTGTACATACAACTGGTACTGTTAGTGATGGAAATGTCAACTGGGCATACGTTTCAACATATACAGGATTAGATTCGTTTGCTAGATTCAGACCATATGCTGAGAACGATTATCGAATACAAATTATGGGAATCTACACAGATTCCGATTTCATAGTTGGTGACGTAATTTCGCTAGGTAATAGTATCACGGCTATACCAAACGCAGATAATCCAAAGATAGCAGATATCGATGGAATTGGATCTGTAAGTAAGATTAGATTTACTGTAAACCTTGATAAAGATATTATTAGAACTGCTAATACAAGAACTGACTTAATATATGCAACTGCTACTACTAAGCATAATCTAAACGCAAATGACATTCTATATGTTGAAGGATTCACAACTGCTGAATTTAATGGATCATTCTTTGTACAAGAACTATTCTCTTCAAGAGATTACACATATAGACTTCGTTCAACTGCAACTGCTGACCCATTATTTGTAAACAGTGGTATTGCGAATGTCAAGATATCATCTAAGCACCCAACATTATTGTTGGTTAGAAATCATTCTTATATCTTTGATATGAGTGATGCATCTAACTTCGGATATTTCTTATCATTCTCACAAGACAACCAGTTTAAACTTGAATACTCATTCAACGTTATTGAAAGAGAAGGAACTCCTGGTGTAGCATCTGCAACTGAGACACCTACTGTTCAGTTTACAATCGGTGGAGAAGTTACTAATATTACTTACTACTTTGACCCATCAAGACTTGGTGCTAACTCTCCTGTTGGTACAAACTCATTTATTGATGTTATTAAGACACCGTTTGATGGTACATTTAGAATTTCTGAGATTCTAAGTGATACTGAGTTTAGATTCCCACTATTATATGAACCAGAATTTACAAATGCTAATATAGGACTTGATGATCAAGATGAACCTAATTCCAAATACTCTACTACATCAGTAAAAGCGATTGGTCCTATTAATAATATTAAACTGATATCCCCAGGTGGATTCTATCAAAAACTACCTGTTGTATCTGATATTGCATCAGATCGTAAGATTGAGAAAGTCAGAATTGTTAATGGTGGTACTGAATATGCAGTTGGTGTTTATACACAGGTTCCTATTTTAGGTGATGGTGAAGGTGGTCTTGTTCAACTTACTGTTGAAGTTGATGAAGAGATTGGATCAGGAACTATTACTGCTGTTGCATTAACAGATCCAGGAAAAGGATATACAGAGGCATCTATTGATGTAGATGGTATTGAAGGTATTTTAGGACCTACATTGTCAGGTTCTGGTGCTGAATTAAATGTTGTAATTCCTGCTGAGGGTACTGGTGCTGCTGTATTCTTAACTGGTAGACAGATTGGTAAGATTAAAACTCTTAAAAATAATGAATTTGGTTATGGTTACTCACATGACTATACCTTACGTCCTGAGATTGCATTCCCAGTCAACTTACAGTTATTCAATACATCTATTCTTTCACAGATTACGATTACAAATCCTGGTGCTGGTTATACATCTCCTCCTTCTGTTATTATATCAGGTGGTGGTGGAACAGGTGCTGAGGCAGAGGCAATCGTTAAGAACAATAGATTATCAGAGATTTTAATTAAAAATCCTGGTGCTGGATATAGTTCACAACCATCAGTAACACTTAAATCAGAATTTACATACGTTGTAAACCTTGACTTGAACTACTTACAGTTCAACTTCCCACATGGTATTACAACTGGTGCTGCTGTACAGTTTAGAGCAGAAGATATTGGTTCTACTGTCGGTGTACTACCAAAACCAAGTTCAGTTGGTTTGACATCATTATCATCAACACAAACATACTATGCTATCACTGGTGATGCTAACTCACTAGAATCTGACCAGTTAAGATTTGCTTTAACACCTGTTGATGCACAGTCTGGTAACTTTATCACATTCTTAACACAGGGTGATGGTCGTCAGGTTCTTCTTACTGAGGTATTTGGTGGTCAAGCAGATGCTGTTGTAGAAACATCACGTTTCTTAGAAGGTGAAGAAGTATTCCAAGGTGAGACATATGAATTAGCAAGTGCATTTGGTATTGTATCAGAAAATGAAGGTTGGCAGATACAACCTAAGATTTTAAAGATTACTAACCCACGAGGAGATTTTGTTGTTGGTGGTAAAGTACAAGGTGTGATATCTCGTGCATCTGGTATTATTGATAACTTGAATATTGCTAAGGGTGTTCTTAATATTGACGCTCTTACTAGAACTCCTGGTAGATTTATTGATGACGTTGGTAAACCATCAGAGATTGTACAAAAGATTCAAGACTCTTACTTCTATCAGAACTTCTCTTATGTTATTAAGTCTAAGATTCCTATCAATAGATGGAAAGAACAGATATTAGAAAACAACCATCCTGTTGGATTCAGCATGTTTGGTCAGTTAGAACTAACTGGTGGTAAAGACGTATCTGGACGTAAAGTTGTTGCTGGATTTACAAAACAGGTAAACATCAATGAGTATTCTAATGTAAACCAAATTACATCCTTTGGTGCTGCACAACCTATCTACTCTACATTCAATAACTCTGAGGTTCTATTCCGTAAGAAGAGATTAACTAACTCTGAGGAAATTCTAACTTCTATTGTTAAAAAGATTGATAATATTGCATCACAGTTTGATGGATCTAGGAAATCATTCCCAATCGCTGTTGAAGGTGAGAACTTAGTTGTAAATGAGAATCAGTTACTAATTACACTTAATGGTATTATACAGGCACCTGGAACTTCATATAGTGTTGTTGGTAATAACCTTGTATTTGCTGAACCTCCAAAACCTGATTCTAAGGTTGTATACAGAAATGTAGAAGTTGATCTATATCCAATTACAAGATTTAACTTGAATACTATTGGTGGTATATTCCCATCAATAGGTGATACAGTATTTGGTTTTGTTTCTAATGCATCTGCAAGAGTTGTTGCAACTGGTGCTACATCTATTGATGTTGTAGATATTCAAAATGGTCCATTCGTACTTAATGAAAGAATTGATGTTAGCAGAACAGGATTCAGTGCTCTTATTGGATCAATAGATGACTCTATTACTAAAATATTCTTACAGAATATAGGTGGAACATTTACACAAAGTGCACTTGCTGGTGATAGGGTAACTGGTGCTACAACAGGAGCAACCGCTACTATACAAACTGTTGATACTGTTAACCAGACTATTGACGTTACTGACATGGCAAATGGTTACTTTGATAGAGGAGAGAATGTATCATTCTTTAATGCTGGATATGGTGCTAATGTATTAAACGTAGATAGCGTAAACTATAAGACTATCTTTGAGTTTGGTGAAACTGTAACGAGTCTTGATGGTAATACTGCTGTAATTGAAGAGAACAACCTTGACCTTGATGGTGTTATTGATGATAAGTTAGTTCTTTCTAAAACATCAGGTACATCTGAATATGAAACAGGAACATACAGTATATTCTTAAACGATATAATCTATTCAGCAAGTTCTAATATTGCTGCTAAGATTACAAGTATTTCTCCATATAGAGATCCTATTGTTTCTATCAACTTGGTACGTCCTGTTGGTAGCACAACTGGATCATGGTCTAGTTTTGAAGAAGGTGATAAATTCCAAGGACCTGGCGGAATTGCTACTGGTGAAATTGTAAGAATTGACTTTGAAGCAAACCCTGTAATATTATACTACTTAAAGTCCAGTGAGGCAGAGATTTCAGATGGAGAAACAATACAAAGATACTTCCCTGATGCACAAGGAAATAGATTACTAGATTCTCTCACAGAGGTAGTTGCTGGTTCTAATGTATTAGGTGATATTGTTGATACTCTTATTATTAACAAAGGATCTACATTTAACGGTATTATATTTGAAAGACTTATATCCCTAACTAACCAGAACGTAATTCTTGACAATATTGCTGAGACTACGATTACACCTACTACATTAACAGATGCAAGTGATCGTATCAACGCTGACTTCCTAGATTTTGAAGAAGTAAGATCTACTGAAATTGAATATGAGAACTTAACTGGTGGTGTAATAGCAGCAAACGATATGCTTCGTTCTATTACATTTGAGTATGGTAACCAAGTAACTAACGCTAAGAATAGATGGCAAGATGGTGGTCGTATGATCTCTCTAAACAAAGAAGAGATCGTTGACTTTGCTAATGCACAGATAGCAGTTGAGCACCCAGGATTCTACTACCCAGGTGATAACATGACTGATGCTTGGAGTAGATATGCTGATGCTTATCGTCTAATCATCAAGAATATAGATTACATTGCTAACAAAGCATATGCATTGATGGTTGCACAATATCCATCATTAACAATTCCATCTGGACCTAAGTGTGTTAGAGATACCAAGTATATGATCGAGGCATTAGCATTCGACGTTTATAGTGGTGGTACGAAATACACACGCAAATTGTTACAAAAGTATTTCTCAACCGATGGTACGACCTTCTTATATGTAAATAATGAGGCAGAGGCAACTAACTATGCATTTGGTCAGGCAGTTAGTTTGATGAAACAGGCATTGAGCAATATGCTCACTGGTTCTGAAACTGTTGACGGTGTGACCTACGTTAAGTATAATGAAAGAACTGCTGGTGGTTCCAGCGGAACTGGGATTACTGCTGACCCTTCACCAGGTAATCCTTATGGAACTGCTGGCACCAATACCACAAACTATGGTGCTACTAATTGTTCAGATGTTCAGTCAGCTTTACAAACTTTATATGACAACGTTTCTGTTGTACTTACTGCTGGTTCTCTCGCTGATTTACTTGACGAGGTAACTGTCACACAGTACACTGCACATGAAATTAAGTGCAGAAGAGACATAGGATATCTTGTAGATGCATTATCAACAGATATCACAACTGATGGTAACTTCCAAACTGTCAAGTTTATTAAAACATACTTTGATAATATTGGTGTTCCTATTTCTAATGGATTTGTAGGAGAGGTAAAAGAATATCTATCTGCATTTAAACATGTAGCAGAATTATGTAAGAGAGCAATCAATAATTTATTATATGTACAGGTTAACACTAGAACACCTGAGACAGGTTATATGTTGAAAGATCCAACAACATATCAAGGTCCTTATCTTGGTGCTGCTGGAACTACACTAACACAATTTACACCAACTGCTGTTACATATACTCCTGCTAATGGTCAATTAGTAATGACTATTGGTAATCATAGTTTGACCACATCAGATACTGTTAAGATCAGACCTTACAGTTTGAACTTCACATGTACTATGGACGGTGGTGCTTCATTCCACCCATATCCTAGAACAGGTGACCCAGCATTTAACGCTGATCTAAATATATCTGCTACAACTCAAACTTCTATTACAGTTGACGTTGGGGCATCTCCTCTTGTACAATATACACCTACTGGTGCAACCTACGATCCAGCAACAGGTGTAATGGTTCTTACTATCGGAACTCATTCACTTGATATAGGTGATCCAGTAACACTTGCTGACCTCTCAATTACATTTACTTGTACACAAGACGATAACACTACACCAAAACAATATCCAAGAACAACTGACCCTGCGTCTGGTGCATCTTTACCAGTTGTTGCTAAGGATACAAATACTATTTCTATAAACGTCGGTGCTTCTGCACAGACTGATCAATATGCTCACACATTTGTTTCTGCCTCTGCTAACGCTGTTAGTTCTGGTGGTGGTTTTACTCATACATTTGTTTCTGCTGAACCTAATGCTGTATACAATGGGGGCGGAACCGAAGCAGCATATTATGATCCTAATTATTATAGTGGAGTTAACGAAGGTCTTGGTAATTGTGCAGACGTTCAAGCAGGCATTCATACATTAATATCACACGTTACTACTGCAATAGGTGCAGGATCACTTAGTGCTGTTCCTACTGGTGCTGCTCTAAATGATGGTGGATATGTAGAGAATGAAAACCTTAGAGTATTTAAGATTGCATATAAAGATTTACAAGGTAATGGATTCTTCCTTCCTGGTGAAACAATCAGAGGTTCAAGTTCCAATGCTAACTTTATATGTAAGGGAACAAATGCTGGATTGAAGTGGTTATTTACTAACGCTGTTACTGGTTCATTTACAGATAGAGAGTACGTCTCTAACTCTAAATTAACTGTTAATGGTTCTGCTGTTCTAACAAAATTACAGAAGAAAGCAGGAACACAATCAATAAGATTTGACGCTGGTTCTTACTTAGCACATACATTATCTGATCGTCAGAAGTTTGGTACTGCTGACTTTACTATTGAGATGTGGATACGTCCTAATGCAGTAACTGGTACACAGTTCTTATATGATACAAGAACTACAAGTGCAACATTGGTAGGATCTCCTGTATTATATCTCGATGGAACACAAATCAAATACTGGTATGATAGCACAGATCATATCGTAGGTGCACATAACTTAACTGCTAATGTTTGGGGTCATATTGCTCTTACTAGAACAACAGGTATTACTAAGTTGTTTGTAAACGGTACACAAGTTGGTGGTGACTATAATGATAGTAACAACTATCTAGAAAGACCATTTAATATTGCTGCTGATTGGCAGGGTTCTAATGGATTTGTTGGACATATGGATAACTTCATACTCCACACAGAATCTAAGTACTCAAATACATTCACACCAGGATTTACATACCCAACAGATACTGCTAAGGTAACATTTGGATTAGATTGTGAGTCACCTATAATCATCAGTACAGAAGATTGTTTTGGTACATATACAGGTCAGACAAACTCTACTGCTACAAGTAAGAAAGTTAACTACGATAATAAGACAGTTATTATTGAGGATATTGATTTAGGTAGAGATTCATATAGAGAAGCAGCAGATATATTAGAACTTAACTTAGACTGGATGGCAGAAACTGCTGTTGGTCTAATGGCAGAGAAGTATCCTGATTTCATAATTCCAGGTGACAGTAATACTAGCACAACTGGTACTGCTAAGTGTGTTCGTGATACTAAGGAATATATTGCAAAAGCAATTATTGCTGATATCAGATATGGTGGTAATTATAACAGTACAATCTCTGGTAGAGGATATCTAACCAAAGCGGGTGGTTTAGATTACGTTGGTAATGAACTTTTACAATCTGTATATGCTTGGAATGAACTTGCTAATGTAATGAACTATATCATTACAACTACAAGTAGTGATCTTGTAAATTATCCTGCTGGTGGAACTAAGTATACAGAAATTCTAAGAGTTCCTAATAACTTCTCTTCTCCTGCATCTCAGGCAATACAAGATGAAATAACAAGTCTATCAGATCAGATAATTAATATTCTTGCTCCTACTGGTGATAGATTTAGGGATGCTGGTGATGCATTGTGGAAGAACAGAGATTACATTGCAGAAGAAGTTGCTCTTAAAATACAAAATGACTATAAAGCAAATATCAATGGAACAGATTATGACTTCTTAGTGATGCCTGGATATGGTCAACCATATTGTGAAAGAGATATTAAGGTTTACATTCTTCCTGCTGTTGTTACTGATTTACTAACAGGTGGTAACTCTGCTACACAATATGCTATTGATCAATATATCAATCCTTCTAGTCAGATCATTCATGTAGAAGATCAACTAAGTGCTATGTTAGATGCATTTGAACATACTAAGAAATTAGCACATCATGCAATCAACCAAACATTATTAACATTTGGTACAACTGCATCTAGTATTGGAATCTCAGCTGAATATGCAGATGATTACTATGTTGCTGAGTACACACAGATAGAAGCATATAGAGACACAACAGTCACAATAGACACACAAGCACCTGATCAAAGTAGAGTTTCTCCAAGTCATAATATTTGGATGGATACTGCTGATCAGTTAGAAAGAAACAAACATGTTATTGCATGGGAAGCAGTTCACACAATGAATGATATGTCTTACTTCCTAGACTTCCAAGTTCCAGGTGGTAGAACAAATTGTGCTGATGACCTAGTAGATGTTATAGAAGCAATGGTTCATGATATTAGACTAGGTGGTAACTCTAAGACTTGGGATGCTGCTGCACTATATCTTGATCCAGAAGATAGCAGTCTTATCCATGTAGAAGGTGAGGATAAAGCATCTAAGTGGGCAATGACATGGGCAATGGAAATAGCAATCCTTACCATGAGAAATGGATTTGGTAGAGAGAACCTTTACATCTACGATCCAGAAGATAATACTGGTGCAGAAGGTGGAGAAGCAACTGGTGGTGGTGGTGCTTCTGAATCATTTAATGAAGTTGAGACAAGTACATATGAACAGAATGGTGCTATTGATAGATTTATTGATGCTGCAAATATAGTTGAAAGAAATATTAGATTCATCGCAGAGCAAGCAGTACATGAAATGCTTGTACAATTCCCATCACTACACAACACTGATTGGGTAAGTGGCGTGGGTCCATTCACCCCAGCAGCAGGAAGCATAACATATGATGCTGCTACTGGTGTCATAACATATGACCATGGTTCTGCTCATGGACTAACAACAGGGCGTAAGATCTATGTACGCCAAGAGTCATTAGTATTCACATGTACTAAGGATAATAATAATTCTGAGCATGCATATCCTAGAACAACCGATCCATGGTATAACAAAGGTATTGCAATTACATCAACAGGTACAAATACATTTACATTTAATGTTGGTGCTGCTGGTGCAAACGATCAATATGTACATACATTTGTAAGAGCAGAGCATGAAGCAATCACTGTTGCTGGTAAGCATGACTGTGTACAAGACGTTACTGATGTTCTTGATGCAATGCAGTGGAACTTACGCCACGGTGGTAACAATAAAGTATTCCATGCTGCTGAAATGTATACAGATGGAACTGCACTTGCACACGTTTCTGGTTACGTTACAGAAGTAACTTGGGTAATGAATAAAGCAAGAGATCTTGCTATACAAGTAATGAGACAGGAGACTGTTAATACTACTGGTTCTACACATGGATTCTCACAGAAATTATTCACTGACTTAGACTTCTTCCCATACAATCAATCAAACTATGTAATTACTGCTGATGGTAGTTCACCTCTTTGTGCTGATGTAGCATCTGCCCTAACAACATTTACATCTATCGTTACTGATACACTTGCTAACCCTGTACAGATAACTGATGGTACGATTCAGAAATCACTACCAAATATTTGGCCAATCAAATATGCTAATGATATGGCAAATCGTGACACATCAATCACATTTGATGAAAATGGTGGTACATCTGGTTGGAACAATACTTGTGCACAGGCAGCATCTGGTATTGAGACATTATTCAATCTTGTAATGGATACAATAGAGAAGGCAGCATCTTCAAGTCCTGCTCCTAGTCATCTAACAACTGTTACTAGAACAACTCCATACAATAGTAATGCTGCATATCAATACTATACATGTTACAACGTTATATCTGCATCTGATACATTATTTGATCTAATGATTGATACACTTGGTGGTGGTAATTCTCCACATACAGGTGGTAACTATTCTGAACGTTTCATTGCAAGATACCTAACATTTAACAAAGGAGCAATCTCTCGTAAGGCATTTGCTGAGGTACAATCACAATATCCTACAACTAACGCTGAAATAGGATTTGCAGAAACTATAATGGATGCTGTTATCTACGACTTGAACACTCGTGGTAATGCTGGAATGATGAAGTATGTAAATACATGGTTTGATGGTGAAGGTAACTTTATTGCATTCCCAACGGTTGTTAGACAACACTTAGTATTCTACCTCTTGCGTATTGCAGAGGCAGCAAAACGTATATCATATGATAACAATAATACATCAGAATGGGGAGCACAAAATACTTATGATGCATACTTTGATCCTACTCTTTCTGCTGCTATACTCAATCGTATTGAATATCAGAAGGAATCTACTGAGTTCTTCATGGACGCATCAATTAACGTTGCTGAGTTTGCATTAACCAGAGGTACACCTCCAACAAATAATACTATTACATGGATCAATAATACACATGCAACCAATGATCGCAACTTATACGATGAAGGTAATGACTGGAACACTGACCCTGATCTTGTTCTTAATACACCAACAGTCGAGGTTGGATTCGAGAGAAGAGAACATAGAGTTAAGATTACTCGTCCTAATTTCTATTCTCGTGGTGATGTATTAACTTACATTCCTGCATCAGCAGATATTGAGCAAGGATTACAAGGACAGAATTGGTTCTATGTTCTTAATGCAACTCCATCATACTTTGAGATTTCAAGAGAGATTAGACACGATGCAAGATACTCACGTTTCCGTGTAGACACTCTTACAACTGGTCAACAACAGTTTGCTGTTGATGTAAGATCTGGTATCGAAAGAGCAACTACAACATTTGGTGTCAGAGATATTGATACACCTGTAAGTGGTGGATTTAATATTGCTGATGTTGTTGCTGGTATCACATCTGATTCTCGTGCTGACGTTATAAGCACTAGAAATAACGAAGCAAAAGTTATTAAGTTGTATAGCAAGTTCTTTATCGACGCTGCATCTGGTAGATTTACAAATGGAGAGACAATACAGGTTCAAGGTTCTGCATCTAACAATGGTAGTATCGTTCAGACATCTGTACTGACAGGTGATAATAGTAACGAAGGTTATATTTACGTTGAGAATATTACTGGTGCATTCAGTGACGATGATGTATTAGAAGGTGTTGATAGTGGTGTTACTGCTAGTGTAAATGGCACAGGTAAGACTCGTATGTTGGTCAACCTAGACAGAGGAGCATTTGCTGTTAATGAAATGATATTCAACAAAGCAAACTCCGCTGAGGCAGATATCATTCTTTATGAAAACTCTGCTGGTGCTCTTACAAGTAACACAGGTGGTAGAATTAGTATTGATATTGAATCACTAGATCAAGACTTTGTTGATGGTGATATCATCTATGGTTCTGTAACAGATAAGATTCTTGATATTGCAGACATTAGAGTATCAGGATTAGATCAGATTGAACTTAATCAGTTTGTACATGGTACTAAGACTGTTCAATATCAGGTTGCTAGTGTCACAAGAGACCAAGGATTTACAGGTGACTTTGCAGCAGGAGATTTAGTATATCTCCTACAAGGAACTATTCCAAAAGAACCAGGTTGGACTGCTGTTGTAACTGAATACAACTACGATCAGGAAAATAGTATTCATAACATCTATCTTGCTAACTTTACACCTTATGGTTCAGCAGCAGATGGTACAACAGTTGATGATCCAAATCTAGCAGTCAATGGTGCTATCGGTAAATTTGAGAACCTTAATAACTTCCCAATTATATTTGCTAACCTAAGTAGTGCAACAATTACTAACTACACATCTTATGGACGTGTTGCTGGTAAGGCAATCTCTGGTACAACTGGTAGATTATGGTTAGAAAATGTAAGTGGTGACTTCCCAAGTAATTTAAGCATCATATCTGACTATGGTTGGACTGCTGGTGTTACACAGAGTAAAGGACTACTCGGACGTTGTGATAGATATTTCAGAGGATTTGATGGGGTTGCAACAACATTCAAGTTGACCGTCAACAATGGCGAAAGATACTTCCCCGACCCTGCTGGTCACATCCTCACATTTGTCAATGGTGTACTACAACCCCCAGGAGCAAACTTTGCATACACTGCCTTCTCAGACCAGATCCAATTTACAGAACCTCCAACTATCGGATCTGAGTTTATCGGATACTATGTCGGTAAGTTACGCCAGTTGGACGACATTAGTTTTGAATTTGATTCACTTCGTTCGTCCTTCAACCTCAAATACCTTGGTGGATTCTACTCACTAACATTAACAGAGGGTGTTGATTCTGCAACAATATTACCAGAGAACAATATCATCTGTTCATTGAACGGTGTTATACAGGAACCTGGAATAGGTTACGAACTTGTTGGTTCAAGAATAATCTTTGCTGAAACTCCTCGTGCAGGATCTACATTCGTAGCATTCTCATACATTGGTTCTGATGCTGACGTTATCGCTGCAACTGTTGTACCTCCTATCGAAGCAGGAGACGTATTAGAGATCGAAGGAGAAGGTTCTCCTCGTGAAGTTGCGTTGATCGAATCTTCAAACTCCTTAATTACTTTCGAGTACACAGGAACTGTTAAGGGTCGTGACGCTTCTGCGTTATCAACTATTAAAGCGGGTGAAATAACAAAAGCAATAATCACAACTCCTGGTGATGGTTATTCATCACGTCCACAAGTTGATGTTATATCATCTACTGGATTTGATGGTCGTGTTCGTGCGTTGATGGGTATATCAAGTATCGTTGTTAAGAACGCTGGTATTGGTTATGCATTACCTGATGTTGTTGTAGAAACAACTGTTGAAGATGATTTCGTTGCACCTACTGGTGGTGGTGTTAACGGTGGATTTGACACATACCTTGGACAAGGTACAGATGCAGATGGTAATCCAATCGTTATCGTCGCTGGTTATATTGTTATCAATGCTCAACCAACAAACGTAACTGTTAACCAAGGTCAGACTGCATCATTCACAGTAGATGGATCATTCAGACTACAATCTGATAACAGTGTAGGAACTACACCTCTCAACTATCAGTGGCAGCGTAAGCAATACGGTGAAACTGCATGGTCAAACATCACTGGTTCTACACAAGCAGTTTACACATCTAACGCTGCTGAACAGGCAGATGATGGTGATGAGTTTAGAGTTGCTATCACCGCTGCTGGTGCACAACCTGTTTACTCTAACTCTGTAATCCTAACAGTACAGACTGGTGCTACTGTAATTTCTAACTTCACACCTAATCAACTCTTCCAATAAATAAATCATGGCAGGGACCGCAACCTACAATCCAGCAACACGAATCATAGATGTATCAGCAGATGGTTTACCAAACCCTGTACTCTATGGTACGTTTCCTAATGCGAATAATCCTAGTTCTGTAACTGAGCAAGACTTTGACCATGACTTTTATTTTAGAGGTGGTACATTTGGTGTTACAAGAACGTTTGATACTGCAACATACACACAGAATGGATACCTAGTATCATTACCACTCTCGGCTAACGACAATACGCTGCTCGGAACAGAATCTAGTGGACAGATTAGAGTTGGTGATAGGATTCTATTTGTATTCGATAAGGACACTGCTAACGAACGTAAACAAGTATTCATATACAGGGGGACAACTCAGACTGCTATTGCTGGGGAGTTTTGGAGAGAGACAAGTAATAATTTACAACTTATTGTAGACTTTGCTTCTGATCAAAATGGTACAGTAGAGTATTACGATCAAAGAAATGCTCGTGTTGCAACACCTCTTGGTGCTATTGGTGTAGCATCTAATGGTGTAGTATTCTTTAATCCTAGTGCTGGTGATGGAGGTAATCCCCCAGCAGGATTTAATTGGAATGCACACTTTGAAGATGCTGTGGTAAGTTTTGGAGATGATAATTGTGGTGGACACCCAGAACAGACAGGACAATATCATTACCATGACACTGACTTCTTAGCATGCTGGAAAGCAAATGCTGTTATGTCAACATACAATGATTACTATGGTTCATCACAGTATAATGGTGACAATCTAAGGCACCCAGATGGGCACTCAAAGATGGTTGGAATAGCATTTGATGGATTCCCTATCTATGGACCTTATTTCTACACAAGTCCTTGGAACAATGGATCTGGTATATCATTAGCAACAAGTTCTTATAGAATAAAAGCAGAAGAGGTTGCAGGCAGACCTACCTATGGTACCAGTCAACTTAATCCTCCTGCTGGTTCTCTGATGCAAGACTGGGAGTATGCAGAGGGTCTTGGTGTATTAGATTATCATAATGGTAGATTCTGTGTAACACCAGAATATCCAAATGGAACATATGCATATTTCTTATCTACTGAGTTAGATAGTGAGTCAAATTTGAAAGCAATATTCCCATACTTGATGGGTTTCACATGTAGAGAATCAATAGATCAACCACCAAACAACGGAGCACAGGCACCCCCACCACCTCCATCAGGAGGAGGAGAGGCACCTCCTGCTACTATTCAGATTGGTGCACAACCAGCAAACGCAACTGCTGCTGCTGGCAATACAGTCACATTCGTTGTTACTGCTGCTATATCACCCGAAGATGGTCCCAAGTCTTATCAGTGGTATAGATCAACAGATGGCGGATTCTCTTTTGCTGTTGTTACTGGTGCAACAAGCAATTCATATGCATTCACTGCATTATCATACATGACAGGATACAAATTCCGTTGTGTAATTGCAGGACCTATTGGACAAACACCAGCAACAAACTCACCATTAACAACTGAAATCGCTACATTAACTGTTACTGGTGTTGGCGGTGGAACTGCTGAGGACTTCTCATCAACTAACTTGAAGTTGGATAGCACACAAGTTTCCTTCGACGCCACATAAATAAAACTGTACAAACTGTAAAAAGATGGCTAAACAAACGATTGGGATTGGATCTTCTGCAAATGATGGCACAGGTGACACCCTGCGTGATGGTGCTATCAAGGCAAATTCTAATTTCACAGATATTTACGATAAACTAGGGGATAGTACAAATGTTCTCATAGACATCGGTGCTGGAATAACCGAGGGACAAGTTCTTAAATGGACTTCATCTCCAACCCCTGCATTCCGTGGTTCAGATTATAATTTACTAAGCAGTAATTTAGACACTAATGGTAATGATATTGTTTCTGACGGAACTGATGCTATTACAATACATCAAACAGGAACTGGGAGTATTAATCTTAGAGCAGGCGGTTCTGGGTCAGCTTATACACGAATAGATGGCACAACAGGTTATCTAACGTGGTACGCACCATATGCAACCGAAGGCGATCTTCCTAGTGCAACAGACCAGCATGGTATGTTTGCACATGTACATGGCACAGGTAAAGGTTACTTCGCTCATGCTGCTGCATGGGTCAAGTTGATGGACTATAACGATGGTATATCTGCACTTACTGATGTAGATACAACTGTCAACGGTGGTCCTTCTGATGGACAAGTTCTAAAATGGAACGACTCTAATAGTAAGTGGGAACCAGCAAACGACCAGCAATCTGGTGGTGGAGGTGGTGGAACCACACAAAACTTATTTGAAACTGTTAACGCAGACACAGGAACAACAACTGCATCTGCTGCAAACGACACTTTAATTATTGCTGGTGGTACAAATATTGCAACTTCACTTACAGGAGATACATTAACCATCAACATGACAGGTTCACTGGGTGCACCTGATCAAAACATATTTGCAACGTTAGGTGCTGACAACGCAACTATCACAGCAAACACTACAACTGATACATTAACATTTACTGGTGGAACAGGAATCACCACAAATGCAAATGCTGGTGCTATTACAATAACAAATGATTCACCTAACGTGGTGCAGAATGTTATTAAGACTATTGCTGGATCAACTGGATCTTACACTGGTGTTGCTGCTGACTCAACTATGAACATAGTTGGTGGAACAGGTATTTCAACTGCGGTTTCAAGTAATACTCTTACAATTACAAATACAGTTTCTCTCCCTAGTGCAACATCAGGACAGTCACTTCTATATGGTGCAAGTTCATATGAAGCAGTTGCATCACCTACATTGTCATATAGCTTTACATCAGATGGCACATCGCAGAATTATTTGGTAACAGGTCCTGGTCTGTCTAGTGGTAGTGACTCAACGATCTATGTGTACAGAGGATTCACATACAGATTTGATAATACAACTGGAAGTGGACACCCACTAGCAATCAGGGTATCTGATGGTGGTTCATCTGTTTCTAATGTCAGTGGTTCAGTGAATGGTGTTCAGTTATGGACAGTTCCACAAACACTTGCTGCTGGTACAACTTATGTTTATCAGTGTACTATACACGGTAATATGAAAGGAGATATAGTAGTAGTATAATGACAAGAACTGTACCTGGAAGCGGAGCATCAATTCAACCTGTATTCAATAGTGTGTACGGTGTGAAGGATGTTATCGTGACAAATTCTGGGTCAGGTTATAGTGCTGCGGATCCTCCTAAATTAACTATTGGTAATTGTGGTACACCTATTCGTGATGCTGTACTAGCAGCGAATATTGCTGATAATGGTGAAATATTATCAGTAGATGTTATAGACCCTGGTGAGGGATATAACCCATTACGTCTTATTATTGATTCTGACGAAAGTAATATCGTACAGGCAGATGCAAATATTATATTGAATGAAAGTGATATTGTAGATCAACAAGGTAATATAATTGCTCCTGCTGGTTCTATAAACTATATCCAAGTTACTAGACCTGGCGATGGTTATTTCAGTGCTAATGCAAGACTAGAAGGTGGTGGTGGATCTGGTGCTGAACTTGTACCTACTGTTGGACAGGTAACAGGTTTATCTGTTGAGAACAATGGTAGATCATATACAGCAGAAGATATTACTCTGGTTATATCTGGTGGTGGTGGACAAAATGCTACTGGTGTTTGTGAGGTAAATCAATTCGGTACAGTTGAAGGCATAACAATATCAAACCCTGGTGAGTTCTTTGAGACACCTCCTCTTATTCAACTTATTGGTGGTGGTGGATCTGGTGCTCAGGCAGAGGCAGAAATAAATCTTGGTAAGATTACTGCAATTAATATATTGAACCCTGGTGGTGGATATACTTCTCCTCCTAGTGTAATCTTTACAAGAGATACAAACTTAATAAGAACTCAGAGAAATAGAACATCATTAGTATCTGCATTCTTTGAGATAACTGCATTGATTCGTAATGCAACTGCGACTGATAGCACAATATATGTTGAGACAACTGATGCTTTCCCTGGATCTGGTAAGTTCCAAATAGGTAGAGAGATTGTCAGATATACAGGTAAGACTGCTATATCATTTACTGGTTGTGATAGAGGTATTAACTTCCGATATGACCAGCGTGTGTTGCTGGATAGTCTTGCTGATGATCCTGCAACTGGTATATCTGGTTATAACTTTACTGTATCTGATAGAGTTAGAAGAGTACAGGAAGATAAAACTAACAAAGTTGCTATCGTATATGACTGGCGTCCAGAGACAAGAGAACTATTCTTAATCTTCCAAGTTGACGAACTAGCATTTATTGATGGTGGTAGATCTAATGAAAGAACTGCTGTTATTCAATTTATTGGTGGTACTGCATCATCTACTGAGACAGGAGAGGCACCACACGTTCTTATTGATGATGAGACATCTTCTATTGTTACATTCGAGAGTCCTCTTGGTGTATTAGAAGGAAAGAGATTTGAAGATGATGATGAATTACAAGGTGCTGGTGATGGAATACCTGACCTAGTAAATACTGGTACAGATTATGAGAATGAAATCAGTCTTGATGGTGGTATAGCATCATCACTATATGGTATTGAGGAGACTGTTGGTGGACAGAATACTACACTGTTCCAGCAAGCAGACCAATTATATGATTCAAGTTTAGTTCCACTAACTGCATCTGTGCAGCAAGCAGGAGCATTAGATGATGGTATTGAGCATACATCTCTATCAACTATTAAGTTGAGAAATGCTCAGAACAACTTTACAGTTGGTGAGACAGTAACTGGTTCAACAACTGGTGTTACTGCGATTGTGGTAGAGACACAATCTGCTGCTGATGACTTTGGATATGTATATTTAAAGGTACAAACCATGACTAACAGCGGATCAAATTACAAATTTACAACTTCTGATACACTAAACGGAGGCAGTTCGGGTGCCAACGGTGTGTTTGTATCACAAGAATATACTAACCTTGTCAGAAAAGAGCAAGAGTAACCACTATAAATAAAAGGAAGGTAAACTAAACAATGGCACTCCTAACCGACCAATTTAGAATTTTCACTGCTAAAAGATTCATAAAATCTTTGGAGGGTGCTGATGCGACTCAATCTGACTTGCAAGCAGGATCTAACAGAGATCGTTTGTATGTTTTCATAGGACGTCCACAAGAGTGGGATAATGAAAACGCACCTCCGACTCCCGTTGATTCTTTCCAAGAGTTCAGTGATACATTCTCCGACATGATTTCACTGAAACGTGTCTTAGCAAACGATACAATTCAAGTTGTAAGACGAATTGACTGGACTCCCCCAGAGCAGACTACTGGTGGATTAGGTTACGTCTATGACATGTATCGTCATGATTACAGTTCAACTAAGACTGCATCTTCTGGTGCTACTAAGTTATATGACGCAGATTTCTACGTTGTAAACTCACAGTATCAGACATATAAGTGCATCTATAACGGTACATCACCTAGTGACCCTAACGGTAAACCTTCTACTGTTGAACCTACTGGTACATCTACATCTATTATTACAACCTCCGATGGTTATCGTTGGAAGTATTTGTACACTATTCCTGTTGGTCAGGTTTTAAAGTTCTTCTCGAACGATTATATGCCTGTGCTTTCCGACGTTGCTGTTACAGGTGACGCTGTTGGTGGAGAGATTGACACAGTTGTTATCCAAGCATCTGGTACAGGTTACAACAACGGTACATATGAAAACGTACCGATCAAAGGTGACGGAGTTGGTGGTAGAGTTTCACTTGTTGTTGACGGTGGTAAGGTTGTATCCGCTACTGTGACATCTGGTGGTTCTGGTTACACCTTCGGTAAGATTATCATTGATGAGGTTAATGGTATTGGTGCTGGTACAGGTACTGGTGCTGCTATTGACGTTATCATTCCCCCAGAATTAGGTCATGGTTCTGATCCTACCAAAGAACTTGGTGGATATAGAGTTATGATCAATACGAAGTTCACCTATGATGAAGGATCAGGTGACTTCCCAACTGATAACGATTATCGTCGTATCGGTCTTGTTATAAACCCAAACCAGTATGGTACGACAGAACTGACATCTGCTATTACGTTGTCTGCTACTCGTGCTGTTATCTTCTCACCTACCTTTACAGGTACGTTCTCAACTGATGAGATTATCACACAGTCAAGAACCGTAGGTGGACAACAGGTAACTGCAAGAGGTCGTGTTATATCATGGAATACTACAACAAAAGTTTTGAAGTATTATCAAAACAGAATTGATGGTGTGTTCCCAGAAATTACTGGTAACCTAACAGAATTTGAAGGAGGTAACCCTGTAACAGGTGCTACTTCTGGTACATCCGCTGATCCTGATATCAACTTCCCAGTTGTATCTGGTATCTCGACCCGAGTCATTAACAACACTGAATACGACTTAGGTATGTCCTTTACTAATGGTTATGCGAAACCAGAGATCGATCCTAACTCAGGGGAGATTATCTACATAGATAACAGAGGAGCAATCTCTCGTGCTGGTGACCAAATTGAAGATATTAAAATTGTAATCGAGTTCTAAGATGCCACAGAATACCAATCTGAATATAGCTCCTTATTTTGACGACTTTGATAAGGACAAAAACTTTTATAGAGTTCTCTTTCGACCAGGATTCCCAATCCAAGCGAGAGAACTTACCACTATGCAATCTATTTTGCAGAACCAAGTGGAAGCAATGGGATCACACCTCTTCAAAGAAGGTGCAATGGTTATCCCTGGTCAAGTTGGATATGACCTTAATGTAGATTGTTTAATAATCCAGCAGTCATTCTTAGGAGTAGACGTAGAGACATATCGTACACAGTTAAATGGAAAAATTGTAGAGGGTCTTACCACTGGCATCAAGGCAAAGATTCTTTTCTCTATTCCAGCAACAACAAGTACAAGAGGATATATCACATTCTATGTTAAGTACGTTGAGTCAGGAGACACAACATCATCTGCTACTACAAAGAAGTTTGGTGATAATGAACAGTTAATATGTGAAAATGAGATAACTTTCGGTAATAGTTTGATCGAAGTTGGATCACCATTCGCACAGTTACTTCCAGTAAATTCTACTGACATTGGATCTGCTGCTTATATAAGTGAAGGCGTATATTTCATAAGAGGACACTTTGTAGATATTCCTACTGAGTACATCATATTAGAACAGTATGATAACAACCCATCATACAGAGTTGGTTTTGATATCTCAGAATCTATCATCACGCCAGAAGATGACCCATCACTAACAGATAATGCTATTGGTTCATCTAACTATTCTGCCCCTGGTGCACATAGATTTAGAATTAAAACACAGTTAGTTAAGAAACCTATTAATGATGATACAGATAAGAACTTCATTGAACTTCTTCGTATCAGAAATTCTACTGTTGAAAACTTTGTTGACACAACATCATACAACGAAATTGAGAAATCTATTGCTCGTCGTACGTTTGAAACACATGGTGACTATGTTGTTAACTCATTCGAGGTTCGTGCAAGAGAACACTTAAACGATCAGTTTAACAATGGTGTGTATCTTCCAGGAACTTCATCTCCTGCTGAACAGGTTGCTAGTGAGAACTTTGCTGCACTTGAAGTAGGACCTGGTAAAGCATATGTAAAAGGTTATAGAACTCAATTACTTGCATCTACATATGTTGATGCTCCTAAACCAAGAACATTTATAGGACGTCAAAACCAAATTATTCCTATTGACTTATCACAATCAGTAGAAGTATATGACATTTGGGGATGGCCAAGTATTGCAGGAGAAGGTGTTACTAACTGCTATCAGGTTGTTGATCTTAGAGACAACTGGACAGGAACTGGTGCCTCTAATACTGCACAAGGAAATAAGATTGGTAAGGCAAGAGTCTTACAACTAGAAGCAGATGGATCAAAATATAACTTGTTCTTATTTGATATACAGATGTTTACTGCAATTAACTTTGCAAGTTCACAGACTATAAATGATGGTGAGGTAATCGTAGGACGTTCATCTGGTGCAAGAGGATATGTATATGAAGCATCTGGTGACTCTGCTGTTGTTCATCAGGTATCTGGTGAGTTCCAAATAGGAGAAGTTCTTGAAAGAGATGGTCGTGTATTAGATACATGTTCTGCTATATTCAACTATGAACAATCTGATGTACGTCAGGTAGTTGGATATGAGGATCCATCAACTTCTGCCACTGTGACATTTACTGCGTCATTAGCATTAAATGAATCAATATCATTGATTGGTAAGACAGTTACAGTTGACCAAGCATCTTCTACTAAGACAATCACTGGTTTCGATACTGCATTCTCTGCTGATATCAGACCTGGTGAAGTTATATCTCCTGTTGCTACTACTAACAAAGGTCAGACATCACTTAGAGTTAAGAGAATAGATTCTACTAACATTGCATTTACCTCTGCTAATAGAAAGAACACTGGTCTAACTCCTGTATTTGATTTTGGATTACAGACTGCTGTATTAGATTCTACTTTAACAAAAGGTAGTATAACTGATGCAGAATATCCTGCTATTCAGTTTACACGTTTACGTCCTATTTTCACACAGAAGAATGTGAGAGACGGTGAACTTGTAATTGATATGCCTAAGAAGGCAATCAAGTCTATTGCTGATGAATCATTTACATCTATCAAGACTTTCTATAACAAACAGTTATCATCTGGTGACGTTACATTTACACTACCAGAGAACGAACAGTTTACTACATTAGATAACGAGAACTATAACTTAACTATCGTTACTGGATCTAACTCTAACACAGGATATGGTTGGACCCCAGGAACTAATATTGATATAGAGAATGAGTCGACTAAGAACTCTCCTACTATCTCAGTTACATTTGGTGCTAACAGACAGTCACTACAAATTACTGGTATCAACAATGGTTCTGGTGGTAGTGCTAACATTACTCGTGTTACATTGACTGCTGCTGTATCTGTAAACACTGTATCTAAGAAGATTAAAACTGCTGCTAAGATGAGAACCATGAAGGTTATCAGAACCAGAGAGCAGAATGATGTAATGAAATACGGACTAGCATTTGGTAACTTATATGGTACTCGTATTGAAGATGAAGAAATATCTTTTGCATTGAATGATGTTTATAAAGTGCATGCTGTATATGAATCTACTGATGACAATGATGCACAAGTCCCTTACGTTGTACTAACAGAAAACGTATTCTTCGAGAACGGTAGTGTTGTTGTAGGAAGAACATCTGGTGCAAGGGCAAGGGTAGTATCATTCAACTCCAACAACAATAGGTTGTATGTAGTTCCATTAAGTTCTGATTACTTCGGAACTGGTGAAACTATTGATGGATTTGATGCTGACTTGAATGCACTTGTCGGTGTTACTGAGGATGGTGATGGAGCAATCGAAAGAGGATCCAGAGACATCTCAGGTAACTATGAACTAGATTCAAACCAAACACCATTTATGTATGGTGTATCAAAAATTGTTAGGAAGGCAGGAACCAGCGAACCAAAGAGAAAACTTGCTGTTGTATTTGACTACTTTATTCACGAACCATCTGGCGATTATTTCTCTAACCAATCTTACTCTGGTATAACATTTTCTGAGATACCTAGGTATAGATCCGAACGCAACTCAAAATACTTAACAGATGGAATCGATTTTCGTCCTGGTGTTGGTGAACTTGCTAGTGGCTCGGGTACTGTGGAGCAACCGTACTTCACAAATTGTAAGTCTCTTGACTTCGACTCTCGTATTTTTACAAGCACAGGTGGTGCTGGTGGTTCTACTATTTTTAATATACCCAAAGTAGAAGAATTCTTCCGTGCCGACTACGACTACTATCTACCACGTCAGGATAAACTCTTCATGACACATGATGGAGATCTAAAACTCTCCATGGGTGTACCAAATGAAGATCCCCCAGAAGCAGATAACATTGATAAAGCAATGTTACTTGCTAAAATTACATATGAACCTTATGTGTATGATGTAGAAGAAGATATCTTAATTATAATAAACCAGCAACGTCGTTACACTATGGAAGACATAGGTAACATGGACAGACGTTTACAGTCTCTTGAATACTATACATCATTATCATTACTAGAAGCAGACGCTAGAAATACAAGAGCGTATGACTCTGATGGTTTTGATAGATTGAAAAACGGTTTCATGGTAGATGACTTTACAGATCATTCTACTTCTGCTGTTGAGAATATAGACTTCAAGTGTTCTATGGACTTTAATAATGGTATACTACGTCCTTCACACTTCACCTCTAATATATCTCTTGAATTTAGCGGTAGTGCATCAAGTAATATAACAGACCATAATACTAGATCACTTCGTTCTGGTAAGACAGGTGCTAACGTATTGACTCTTCCATATACAGAAGAAGCAATCATTATCCAACCTTATGCTTCTAGAATGGAGAACGTTAACCCATTTAACGTATTCACATTCATAGGACGTATTGACTTACTTCCAGCATCTGATGACTGGACAGATACAAGACGTGCTCCAACAAGAGTTACATCTATCGAAGGTAATTTCAGTGCAACAAGACGTAGATTCAGAACTAACAATGCTGGATTTGCTCCTGTACAATGGAATGCATGGAGAACTAACTGGACAGGTACTAGAACATCAGAGACAAGAACATGGAGGGAAACAACATTTGCAAGGGGTACACCTAGAAGAGTCCTACGAGGTGAGACTATTACTACAACTCGTCGTCAGGTAAGATCTGGTACTCGTATCAGAGTTGTGCCTAGAATTGACAGACGTTCACTTGGTGATAGTATTATTGATAGCACATTTATACCATGGATCAGATCTAGGAACGTTGCATTTGATGTGGAACGTATAAAACCAAAAACAAGAATGTATGGATTCTTTGATGGTGATAATGTAATGAATTACATTACTCCAAAACTAATTGAATTAGTTAAGAACTCATCAGAAGATCCTAAGACAAATGAGACACCATTTGTTATTGGCGAAACTGTTATTGGATTGAACTCAGGTTGTCGTTTAAAAGTTGTAGCACCTAATAATGGTCTAACAACTAACCCATATACATCAACTAATGATTCATTACCAGACTCTTATGCATCACAAACAGCAGTCTTAAATATTGATACAACTGAGATTGCAAGACAAACAAGAGGAGACTCTTACGGAAATATAGCAGTGGGAGAAGTATTACTAGGTCAAACATCTGGTGCTCGTGCTGTTGTCAAAGATCGACGTCTCATCTCCGATCTCTTGGGTATTGTAAAAGGAACATTCTTTATACCTAACCCAAGAAGAGACGCGAACCCAAGATGGGCAACTGGTGCCAGAACTATGCGTCTAACATCTTCTGAGGAAGATAGTAGGTTGCCAGGTGCTGTTGATTCTGCTGCTGAGGCAGAATATACTGCAAGAGGTACATTGAATACTTTACAAGAAAACGTACTTGCAGTTAGAAACGCATCCATCGTTCGTGATACTGTCAACGATACAAGGACAGTAAGGTCGGTGAGAACAAACACAAGACAAGTTGGTTGGTGGGATCCACTAGCACAATCATTCCTACTTGAAGCACAAGGTGGTATGTTTGTAACTGGTGTTGATATCTACTTTGCAACTAAGGATCAGAAGATCCCTATCTCTATGCAGATCAGACCTATGGAGAATGGTTATCCTACTAAGGACATTCTACCTTTCTCTGACTGTACATTGATTCCATCACAGGTTGAGATATCAGAGAACGCATCTATTGCAACTAAGTTTGAGTTCCCTGCACCTGTGTATATTCCAGAATCAGAAGAACATTGCTTTGTTCTATTCTCTGACTCTAATGAATACAAGGTATGGATATCTCGTATGGGTGATATTGATATCACAGGTACAAGAACTATATCTGAACAACCTTATGCTGGTGTTCTATTCAAATCACAGAACGCATCTACATGGACTGCTGACCAATATGAAGATTTAAAATTCAATCTTTATAGAGCGAAGTTCAATACAAGTGTAACTGGTAGTGCTGTATTCAATAACGCATCACTTGGTGCTGGTAATGATGGTCTTGCATCGCTTGTAAACAATCCTATTACAACGATACAACCACAACAAAACATTACATTAGCAACTGGTGTAACTTATGCATTCACTGTGGGTGCAAGAGTTATACAGTCACCATCTAATGCACAGGGTACAGTTAAAGAATTTGATTCTACATCAGATCCACAAGTCCTAACTGTTACAGATATCAGTGGTACATTCGTACAAGGTATTGTAGATAACTCTGGTAATATTACCAACGCAATGAAGTCATCACAGTCATCCGCTACTATTGTTTTATCAGCAATATCTAACGGTGTGTTTGAAGTTGGTGATGTAATCACTGGATCATCTTCGGGTGCTACTGCAACTGTTACTGCATACAATACTGGTACATCTACTATAACTGCTAACTACGTTTCCAAAGCATTTGACGTTGGTAACGATACACTGTCAGAACCTGGTGGTGTAAGTGGTACTATTTCATCTGCGTCATATAGTGGTGACTCATACACAGGATACCCTGTGACACAACCTACTGTAAGAGCAGGAGACAAGAAAATTATTATATACCAACCTAATCATGGTATGCATAATAGAGCAAATAACGTTGAGTTAAAGAACGTTGTTTCAGAAATACCATCAACTACATTGACATCTAACTTATCATCTACTGCTACTACATTGTCAGTAAATGATGCAGGAAGTTTCCATAAGGTAGTTAACGGTAGACCTATCAGTACAACTAACCCAGGATATGTAATGTTAGTTGGTGAGAGTGCAGATAACCTTGCTCTTGATCCTCCATCACCTCCTGGTGGTGAAGATGATGCAACCGAAGCATGGAGAAGTATCATGCATGTTGTTGCTGCAAAAGAGATTATATCTTACTCAGCAATATCAGATAATGGTAAAGAGATTACTGTTGCACCATCTGGTAGAGGTATTACATCTGCTGTTATGAACACAGGTGCTGCCCTCACATGGCCATCAGAAACAACTGTAAGATGTTACAACCTTGATGGTATACCATTAACAGAAATCAATAAGATTCACACTGCTATTGGAGATCCTACCCTTGATACTTACTCACTAACAACAGAATCTGTTGCTACTGTTGGTATAGCAACTGGTGGATCTAATGTTAGTTCATCACAGAACATACCATTTGAACTTATCACACCTACTATACAGGTTCTAAATTTCAAAGAAACTGATATAGCACCTACCTTGAATACCACATCTGGTACATCTATCGGTACTGGTGGACAAGTTGTTGACCAAGCATCATTCGTTAACAATGGTCAGTATGATCAGATTCAGTTGAACGAAGCAAACTATTATGATAATCCTAGAATTATATGCTCCAATATTAATGAAGCAAATAAACTAGAAGGTGCTAAGTCTCTAACCATGAGAATTAACATGACAACTGAGAAGGACAACTTAACTCCTGTTGTTGACCTTGATCGTGTGTCTGTAATCACTACATCAAATAGAATCAACAAGTGGCCAGGTGGTCCACAAGTCTTGGGAATACAGAGTGAGATAGATACCACAGGGGATGTTTCATTACTCTCTGGTGGTGATCAAAACGAAGCAATTTACTTGACTAAGATAGCAAAACTTGCTAACATATCAAGAAGTATTCGCCTTATGATTTCCATGCAACGTTATGGAGATTCTACTATCGACATATATTACCGAACTCAGAAAGCAGGTTCTGACAAACCAATGAATGAAGTTGGATTTGTTAAGATACCTGTACCAGATGTCGGTTCAACTAATGTCGGTGAGGAAGAATGGGAAGACTTTGAATACACAGTTGAAGGTCAGGAGTTCCAAGCATTCCAGATCAAGATTGTTATGAAAGCGATGAACCAAGCAAAGGTTCCTCTCATCAAAGATCTTCGTGCTATTGCCTTCGCATCATAATGGATAAACCTAGATTCCTCCCTGTTGAAGGAGAAGAAAACAAAGGTTTGTTTCGTGATACCGAAAGTAACGCGATTGTATATCGGGACTCTGATGAGTACGATAAATATATGCAGTCGTATAATCAAAGGCAAAGGAAAAAGGAGGAGTTTACTAATCTGCAAGGAGAAGTAAAGGATCTCAAATCTGATGTTTCTGACATCAAAAATTTACTACTGAAACTTATTAACAAAGAAAATGACAGTTGATGTGAAAGAAAATAGTTCACCTGATGAACTACTTGAAGGGTTCAAAACCCGCTATCAAAAGATACTTGATGAGAACAAATCATTAAGTAATAAGATTAGAGACAATGAAACTACTGCACTAAAACTGTTAGGTGCAATAGAAACTTTGGAATATCTTTATCCACATACACCAGAAGCAAAGACAGAGGAAGCACCAGGAACACCAGCATCAGTCGAGTAGCATCGTATTTGCGGTATAAATAACAGGAGACCTCCTTGTGTCATTCAATATAAACAATGGCAAATAGACTACAACTACGACGTGACGGTGCACAGCAATGGGCAAACGTTAACCCAATTCTTGCACAAGGCGAACTTGGTATTGAACTCGATACCTCTCGTCTAAAAATCGGTGATGGTGTTACACCATGGAACTCACTGAAATATGAACGTCCACTAGAAACTGAAAGTAATACTGCAAATACACTTGTTAAGCGTGACGCTGACGGTAACTTTGAAGCGGGTGCCATTACTGCTTCAATCGTTGGTAACGCTGCTACTGCGACTAGACTTGCTAACGCTAGATCATTCACCCTAACAGGTGACATGACTGGTTCTGCTAGTTTTGATGGTTCTGCAAACATTAACATTACTGCTGAACTAAACTACCAACCAGGTCTACCTCACTATGACGCAAACAATCTTAGCGCGACTGGAACTTATACTCAAATTACACTTGACTCTCGTGGTCGTGTTACTACTGCTAATAACCCTACAACACTAGCAGGATATGGTATCACTGACGCGACACCAAGTGACCCAGATCTAATTGCACTTGCTGCTATAACATCTCTTGGTTTACTATCAAGAACTGGAAATGGAACTGCTGTAACCAGACAGATCACAGGTGCATCTGGTCAGATTGTTATGACCAATGGTTCTGGTGCAACAGGTGACCCACAGGTAGGACTTGCTGATACACCAGTTGTTGTTGGATCATACAACCCAACAGGATCTATATCACTAGATCAACCTCAGTTATCTGTATCAGAGACAGCAAGTATTCACCAAACAGTTAATACACCTGACTTTACAGTAGACAGATATGGTAGATTAACATATGCAGCAACAGCACCTATCGCTACTGCGACACAGGGTACAGAATCAGCACTATGGGACTCAGGAACAACATATGCACGATATGCAAAGGTTAAAAATTCAAATGATCGCCTCTATGAGGCTATCCTTGCTGTTAACAGTGGTGGCAGCGAACCTACACACACCGACACCAGTGATACAGGATCTTGGAGATATCTCGGATCTGCTCTAAGTCCACAAAAAGGTTTAGCATCATTCAACCAAGAAGACTTTGACGTAACAGCATGGAATAGTGCGGGTAACTACGAAGGTGGTTTCGTTACTATTGCACAGGCAGGGGTAGATAATACACAACTACAAAATAACAGAGTTTCATTTGCAGACGGTAATACAAAAGAAGACTTTGAACTAGATCAAGAATTAACTGCAACCACAGGTTACAGAGGATTCAATTACTTAAACTATATTAAAATTAATGATACCAGTGGTAACCTATTAATTGGTGCTAATAACACTGGTGATAGTGGATCAGGAGAGATTGACATAAACGTCAGATCATATTATAGTGATCCTGACATTACACTTGATGGTTCTGTTGATCAGAAACTTGATAAGACTGGTGATGGTAATTTAACATTCCAGTTAACTCAAAACAGTTCTAGTGCTAGAACAGTCTTAATCAACGCTACAAACTCTGGTGCTGGTGATGCAAAGATTGATATCACATCAGAAAATGATATTACAATCAATGCAACTAACGTTTCTAATAGAGTAAACGTAGAAGGTTTCCAGTTCCAAGATGATACTCTAAGTAGCACTGCTGCTACTATGATCTTGGACCCAGGTGATGACGATGCTGCAACTGGTAAAGTTCAGATTCGTGGTGACCTACAAGTAGATGGTACTACAACAACTGTTAACTCAACTGTTGTAACTATTGATGATCCTATCATTGTATTAGGTGGAGATACTACACCTGTATCAGATGACAATAAGGATCGTGGTGTCGAGTTTTCTTATTACGATAGTCAGGCACGAAAAGGATTCTATGGATGGGACGAAGATTACGCGAACGCTAACATGTGGTCTGGCACTGGTGGGTATCGCTTCCTCTACAACGCGACTAACACAAGTGAAGTTTTTACTGGTACTGATGCTCCTATCATCGCTGGTAACCTCAGACTAACAACAAACACAGGATCTACTTGGAAGACACCTACAACAGGTACATTAGTTGTAACTGGTGGTGCAGGAATTTCTGAAAATCTTAACGTAGGTGGCACAACCCACTTGAATGGTAACGTTGAGATAGATGGCACAGTTGATATTGATGCAAACTTTGCAGTAAGATCTGGCACGACTGATAAATTTACAGTCGCATCAAGCACAGGTAATACAGTAATTGAAGGTACATTAGATGTACAGTTAGAAACTGAGATAACAGATAACTTAATAATAAAAGCAGACAATAAAAAGTTTGATATCCAAACTGCTGCTGGTGTCAGTAAGTTTGAGGTAGATACTGACAATGGTAATATACACACAGATGGTACTCTTGATGTAGACAGTGGTGTTACACTCAACAGTACTCTCGATGTTGATAACAACGTTACATTAAATGCAGAATTAGATGTTGATGGCAACTCATTATTCCATAACAACATCACTCTTGATACAACTGGTAAGAACTTTAAGATCACAAATGGATCACAAGATAAGTTCTCTGTTCTATCTACAAATGGTAATACAGATATCAGAGGTACATTAGATGTAGGATCTAATGCTATCTTCGAGACAAACCTATCTGTAAATGGTAATACTACATTAGGTAACCAAGCATCTGATAATCTTACAGTAAATGCTGACGCTGTATTTACTGATAACCTTACAGTTAATCAGGCAGTAGATTTTGATTCTACTCTTAATGTAGATCAAGCAGTAGATTTCAATTCAACTCTTGTAGTTGATGGTCAAACAACAATCTATGATTCTTTAATCTTACAGTCTGACAACGAAGTATTAAACATTAATAATGATGCTGCACAGACACAGTTCTCTATTGACTTTGATAATGGTAATACAGTCATTGGTAGAAGTGGACAAGGTACAGGTACATTAACTGTTCATGGTAATACCACAATCAATGATCTAGCAACATTTACTGACAACGTAATTATCGGAAATGCAAACACCGATACTCTTACAGTAAATTCTGTTTCACAATTTACAGATGATGTCACAGTTGATGGAAGTCTAACTGTAAATACAAACGCATTAATAGAAGGTAACCTAACAGTTAATGGAGTCACCACAACCGTTAACAGCACTACGGTTACATTAGATGACCCTATCATTACATTGGGTGGAGATACTGCTCCTGCATCTGACGACGCAAAAGATCGTGGTGTAGAGTTCCGTTATTTCAATTCATCTGCTAAACTAGGATTCTTCGGGTGGGATGATTCTGCATTAAGATATGTATTCTTACATGACGCAACAAACAACTCAGAAGTGTTCGGTGGTACCAAGTCAGGAATTGACGCAGGGTCCATAAAATTATTCAATACAACAAATGCAACTAACTCTGCAACTGGTACTCTCATTGTTGGCGGTGGGGCTGGTATCGGTCTTGATCTTTATGTTGGGGATGATCTTACAGTCGGTGACAATGGATCATTTGGTGGCAACGTTGACATCACTGGAACACTTGATGTAACAGATGACTTCGCTGTTGCTTCTACATTTACAGTTGATGCCCAAACAGGTAACACATTTGCTAATGGTACATTCACTGTCAACGGTGACGCTACGATTGGTAATCAGGCGGGTGACTCACATGCTGTCACTGGTACTGTACAATTCAATCAGGCAGTAACTGGTAGTGCAAGATTCAACATCAGAAACCTTAAAGTTGGTACTGATGCTGCTAATGAAATATCCACATCTTCTGGTAATCTAATATTAGATTCTGCTGGTGGTACAGTAAACATAACAGACCACGCTGACGTGGATGGAGACTTAAATGTTGACGGTAATACTAAGGTTGATGGCACTCTTACTGTCGATGGTAATACTACTATCGGTAACGCATCAGGAGAT